GTTATGTATATTGAAGAACATGATACATTAAGAACTACTTTTTCAGATACAAATAGATTTAGAGTAAATGACTCAATTGTATTTTATGATAGTAATAATACACTTATTAAATCTAAAATTACAAATTTAGAAATTGTTTACGTTAATAGAAAAGTTTATGATTTAAACGTAGAACCAAGTGATATATATTTGAGTTTAGCCGATTCTACATTAGGATTATTTTTTGTACAACACAACGCATGTTCTGTTTTTTGTTATGGTGGATGCTTCCCCGCATACTATTGTGGTGGTTGTCCAAACTGTGAACAAGGATTTAAACTATAATTAAATAATTTATTTAAAAATAAAAATATGAAACCAAGAATAATTAAAAGTGAAATTGTTATAACTAACACAACCACAGACACAAACATAGCAACTATTATGCAAGAAGTTGCAAATCTTATATATGTAGATGTAACACAATAATATTATGAAACTATTTACCTTTGGTGATAGTTGGACGGAAGGTGTGGGTGGAAATCTAACCGAAGAATATGTTACGGATATCGCAGAAGAAAGGACGATAATACGACAAAAATATTGCTGGCCAACGCACTTATCAGAGTTATTGAAGTGTGAAGTGAAAAATTATGGAGTGGGTGCATTTTCAAATAATACAATATTTAATTCAATCTGTCACCAATTAAAAAATGAAATCATCACTAAAGATGATTTTGTTGTTATTATGTGGAGTTCATCTTTGAGAGACAATTTACCATTTTTCCCAAACGAAGATTCTTTTCATATCTGGGGGGAGCGATATAAAAGTAAACAACATCTAATTAAATATATTTTTGATGGTATTACTAGTAATAACATAAAATATAATAGAGTAGAGAAAAATTTTAGAGAGTATTATATAACTAATTTATTCAGTGAACCCTATTATGATATTGTAAATCAAAATTATATATTACATTTACAATTTATGTTTAAAGAAATGGGAATAAAATATCTTTTTTGTGATGCATTTGATACTATGATTAGTAAAAATGTAATTAGTGAAATTGACAATAGTAGTTTAATTGATAATAGTAGATATTGGGGATATAGAGAAAGAACATTTGCAGATTTTTTAATTGATTTAAAAAGAAAAGATGTTTGGGAAGATAATACTTATTGGAGCCAATCGACATCTGGTAAACACCCAAATAGTAATGGATATCAGTTAATTGCGGAAGAGTTGTACAAATTTATATTAAATTCAAATTTACTAGAAAAAGATATGAATAACAGTAAAAATTATTTAATATAATGAAATTTTCAATAAACAATTTTTTTTCAAAAGAAGAGTGTAAATCTATTATAGAAATTGCTGATACCATTGGTGTTAAATTTTCATATAATCCAAATGAAGTATGGGATTGTAAAAGAATTTATGATGAAAGTTTTAAACATGAAATGGTAAATAGATTGATATTAAATTACGAAAATAATAAATTTAAATTGTGGTTTGATTTGAATGAATTTAAGATAAATGATGTTAATATTAGTTTGACAAAATATTATGATAATAAATGGTTAGATTTACATTTAGATAAAACATCACAATTAACAACGGTTATAGTTCTTTCCGATGGATTTGATGATGGTAGGTTTGTATTATCTGCAAGAAATGGTGATATTAATACAGCCGATAAATACAATTTAGAAATTGGGGATGGTATTTCGTTTGATGGTAGTAAAATATATCATGGAGTATTACCTGTTCATACGGGTATAAGATATGCTTTAAATATATGGATGACAAATACTGATTTTGAATATAAACCTTTAAAAATCAATAAAAGCATAATATAAAATATCACAATGAAACCAAATATTTATATATGTGGAGATAGTTTTGTAGATTGGGATTTACCAGAAGTACATTGGACAGACTATTTATCTAACCATTATAATGTTATTAAATTAGGAAAGTTTGGTTCGGATAATCACTCTATAATTTATCAAACAGGGAATATACCAAACTATATTGATGGAGATAGACTTGTAATTGTATTTACGGCACCTGGTAGATTTCCAAGAAGATATTTTGGTAAAAGAGATACAAATCATAATGTAAAATCTTTAAATTGGGAATGGTATACAGATAAATCATTTGCAAAAAAACTATTAGATTTAAGAATATCGGAAACACAAAATTGGTTAGATGGGAACAGAGATGATGAGATTTTATTTATTAAAAAATTAAAAGATTTTTATGAAAATTATAAACCAATATTCGTAACGTGGAATGAAGATTTTTATAAAAAAACAAATGATTTTACAGAATTAATACAAGTTACATCAATATCCGACGAGGGGGGTGATAAAACTGATTGGCATCCTGGTAGAGTTGGGTGTTATGATTTTTACAAAAAAATACATACACTACTAAAAATAGAAGAACCAATAATTAATTTTCAAAATAATTTAAATTATTTAATATGAACCTATCAAATGAGGAAATAAATTTTATAATATCAGAGCTAGATAATACACCCATAATGTCGGAAGATGATATGAAATATATTAAATCTTCCCATAACTATATGTATTTGACAGTTCATAATATACCTCATTTCAATCGAGTCCTAAATACTGAAAAATGTTGGTTTTATACTTTAAAAAATGAAACTTTAAATAAATTTATTTGCAATAAATTTGGTGAATCGATTAATAATTTATATACTATACATAGATTAATATATAATACAGGTGGCGAATGTAAGAGACATAAAGATAGGTTTACCACACACAAAACAGTTAGCTTACTTCTATCAGATAAATTTGAAGGTGGAGATATGTATATTAATGGGATTAAACATCCAATGAACAATTTAGGTGATTATGTATGTTTTAATGGGGGAAAAGATTTCCACGAAGTAAAACCTATAACAAATGGTATTAGAGATGTATTGATAATATGGTTTTCTAATAAGAAACCAAAATTTAGTTTAATATGAGAATTGCAATAGTGTGTAATGGTAGGAGTGGTTCCACATCGACATTTTATTATTTAAAGTGTTGTTTAGATAAAGAACGTAAAAAATATGATTCTTTCTTTGAACCATTCAATTTCGTAAATCCGAATAGAGATGATACCTACAATCAATTAAAATCAATTGATGAAATAATAAATAAAAAAAACATATTAATAAAAACATTTATAGATAGTGATAATTACCCATATGAATCTTTTAAAAATGTGGAAGATTATTGGGAATGGTTTTATTCATTTTTTGATAAAATAATAGTATTAGAAAGAAAAAATAAAAGATTACAAGCCGAATCACTTGCATACCATCTTAAAATATTTAAAAATAAAACAACTTTACAAACTTGGCATACACAAAAATATTATGAATTAACAGAGGATGATGAGGATAATGTAATAAAACTAACACATCATTTAGAATCAGAATCATTAATGTTAAAATTTATTTCAGATAAAGGGTATCCACTATTCTATTATGAGGATATATTTGTTAATAAAGATATTGAAACAATAAAACGTTTAAACGAATATTGTGAAATAGCATATAGTCAAATATGTATTGATGAATGGATAAATTCACCATATAAAAAAGTAAGAATAGAAGAAAAAGCAAATAAATTAATATAATGATAGATTTAAAACAATATGTTTGTACGGTTCCATTTGAGGCATTAGAAATAACTGAGAATAAAAATTTTATGTGTTGTGCAAGTTGGTTAAAAAAAGAATTACCTAATGGTGTTCCCATAAAAGAATTATGGAATTCAGATGAGGCAATTGAAATACGAAAGTCTGTAATGGATGGCTCTTATCGTTATTGTGATAAAACACAATGTCCCTTTTTAGCTAGATTAATATCATTAAATAAAAGTATTTCCGGACCAATTATTCATATTGATAATTTGGATAACGAAATGAAAATAAATTACAATAACCAAACCGGTATAATTAATGATGGTCCTAAGATTCTACAATTTTCATTTGATAGAAGTTGTAATTATAAATGCCCATCTTGTAGGGTTGATATGATTGTAGCAAACAGTTCAAAAATAAAAAAGATAAATTTAACAATAGATGAAATAGAAAACGCATATTCGGATTCAATACAAACGATTTATTGTTCGGGTACTGCAGACCCATTTGCATCTGTATCATATAGAAATTATCTTCGTAATTTTAATCCAAAAAAATATCCAAATTTAAAATCAATACATCTACATACAAACGCAAGTTTGTGGAATAAAGAAATGTGGGATAGTATGCCAAACATACATAAATATGTTCACAGTTGTGAAATTAGTATTGATGCTGGTACTCAATATACTTACGAAAATGTAACAAGGTTGGGAGGTAATTGGGATAGTCTGATTTCAAATTTAAATTTTATTTCAACCATAAAATCCTTACAAAGTGTTAAGTGTTCGTTTGTAACCCAACAATCAAATTATAATGAAATGGAAACATTTTTAAATACAATGTATTCTATATTCAAAAACAAAACTAAAGTATTTTTTGGTAGGATAACAAATTGGGGAACATTTAGTGATAATCAATTTAAATTAATTGATGTTGGTAATAATACACATCCGGAACATAAATTATTTTTAAAACAATTTAAAAAGGTTGCAACCAATCCATATGTTTTTCATAATATGTATGAATTAATTGATATGAAAAAAACATTATTATAATGGTACTTACACAAAATGTTTTATTTACAAAATTAGAATGTGATTCTATAATTTGGCAAAATACAAATGTAACAAATTGGA